AGTAATTGAACAAGTTATAGTGACATCACCTGTTGTGTTGTTAAATATAGTGATTGCATCGCCTTCAGAAAAAGTAGCATTAGGAATAGTGATAGAACCTCCTGTACCTACTTGAACATATTTACCTACATCACCTGTTGCTAAAGTATAAGAACTTGTTTTAGTTCCTACCGCAGGGATATTTGGGTAACCTACAGTAGAGCCAATATCAGCATCCACTAGAATCGTTGCATCATAAGCCTGAACAGTAGATCCAATATCTGTATCGACTAGAACATTGCTACCTCCATTTTGTAGTGTGCCTGTAAAGTTAGCTGTTGTATCACCATATTTAGCAAAAGCTGATAAGTCTGTAGATGAAGCTGCTAAAGCATAAACTTCCCAAGTAGATCCATCATATACGAACTGGATACTAACACCTTCTAAATCACATACTAAATCTTCAGCTGTGCCATCTATAGTAGAACCATTTCTACCCACTGTTAAGTTATTGGTAGACCAATCAGCACCGTCAGCTATGACTACCTGATCTCCTGTTGAAGGAGAAGCTGGAAGAGTTACTGTAAATGCTCCACCTGATGTATCTGCTATAACGCCTTCATTAGCAGAGGCTGTGTAGTTAGCTGTCTTTACAGAATAAGATATTCCACCAGCTGTAGGAGCGGCTGATGTCCATGCAGAACCATTAGAGGTCAATACATTGCCTGATGTGCTTGGTGCTACATATCCTAAAACTGTTGAATTAATATCACTATCAACAACTACATTTGATCCACCATTTTGTAATGTACCTGTAAAATTAGCTGTAGTGTCATCATACTTTGCTGTGTCTGCATCATATCCTTGAACAGTTACACCGATGTCTGTGTCTACGACAACATTAGATCCTCCATTTTGTAATGTTCCTGTAAAGTTTGCAGTGACATCATCATATTTAGCCGTATCAGCATCATATCCTTGAACAGTTACACCGATGTCAGTTGTATAAACACCATTAGTTACAGTTGCAGCGTTACCTGCTAATGACGCTGTAATTATTCCTGCATTAAAGTTACCTGATCCATCACGAGCTACGATACTAGAAGAAACATTACTGCTTGTAGCATTAGACGTCACAGTAAATGTACTTGCTCCTGCTTGGTCAGCAGTGAATGTAGCTGAACCACTTAGTCCTGTACCTGATGTTGTTAAAGATAGAGTGCCATTATTTGGTGAGGGGACATCATCCCAACTACTATTAGTGCCATCTGTTGTTAAGTATTTTCCACTATTACCTGTCATTGACGGTAGCACTTTGCCATCATCTAATGAAGTTATCCATGAAGGGTTAGCATATGAACCTGAAGTGTAGACTCCGTCTGTTACTGTAGCCGCGTTTCCAGAGATGCTAATTGACCAAGTACCTGTTGCCCCTGTGCCATCATTAGCTGGAACTCCTAAACTTGTCCTAGCGGTAGATCCTGATTCTGCAACCCAATTAGCCCCATCACCAACTATAATGTTGCCATCAGTAACTGCTAGTCCTGCTATATCATCTAGTCCCGCATCCCAAGCTTGGACATCTGTACCTATCTCTAGCCCTAAATTTGTCCTAGCTCCAGAATCTGTTGAAGCTCCAGTGCCTCCATTAGCGATAGCAACTTGTCCTGTTAAGGCTATGGTTGTACCCGTAATATCAATGTTAGTGCCACCAATATAATTTAGTGATGAACTAAATTGAACAAAGTTAATATCTGTTGTACCAAAAGTTATAGTTCCTACTGTACTACATACATAAGATTCTCCAGCTCCTGTATTTCCGCCTGTAACATAAAAGTAAGAGCCTTCATCAAGACCGTCTGAAGTTCCAGGTGCATAGCTATCTGCGTCAGTAGCGCGAGTTAAAACCCAATTAGTAGAGGCTGATCCTGTATCTGTAACTGTATAAACGCCATTCTCAGTAGCATCTGTTTGGTTATAAACTAATACTCGATCATTTGTATTTAAAGTAACACCATCAATAACAAGAGCAGCTTGAGTCCCTGCGTTTGTTAAAGTTGCTCCAACGCCGTCAGTACCATTATTATAAGTAGCATTTAAACTACCTTCTGAGCTAGGAGTCTCGACTCTAACTGCGTCATGAAAATGAATTGCTGAAGCTACAAGAGAATCAACATATGTTTTAGTTGCAACTTGGTAGTCTGTAGTAGGGTTTGCTGTTACAGCAATTGAACCGCCTGTGATAGATACATTGTCAGAATCTTGAGAAGCTATGGTTCCTATGTCAGCGGTATTAACACTGCGACCTGCAGGATAGGTAACAAATACTTCTTTTGTGCCTGCACTAAAGTTAACTAAACTACCTGAGTTAGAAGAAGCTAAGACAGTATCACGAGATAAAGTTGTGCCCGAAGCCGTATAAGTACCAACACCAACTTCCCACTCAGTATCTATAACTATAGTGTAGTAAGTAGTATTACCATCGCCGATAACAGAAAAGTCATCATAGCCTGATACAGCGGGACCTAATGTAAATGTTCCGGTACCCGTAGTAACTGCACTGACTTTTACTCTATCTTTTAGTACCAATGCCATTAAAGCCTCCTAATTAGGCTATACGAATAATAGCGTTTGATGCGTCTGCCGAAGGGAAAATAATAGAAAAGTCACCATTTGTAGAAGTCTTATCACCACCAAAAGCTAACACAGCTACAGCAGTATCACTGTTAGTACTGTTATAAATTAATGCGCCGTTTGCAGTAATAGTTGCAGAAGACCATGTAGTATCAGCAAAGTCTAAGAATGCTGTTGTACTTGATGATGTTGGTACTTGTGAAATGGTTAAAGTGTTTCCGCCCGCTGAATATCCTGTACCTGATACTTCGTTAGTAACTGAATATGCAGTTGTTGTTGAATCTAATGTAGCTGATGAAGTGTACAACGCGATTTTAAATGTGTCTGCTGTATCAGCACTTCTTGCTACGTTTGTCGTATTAAAGTTATGGCCCCCACTTAGAAGCTCAACCTTAAATGACGTACACATTGCTTGAGTGATTGCCATAATTATATCTCCAATATTTTAATTAAATCTGAATGTCCTGCTTCTCGCAGTTTATTTGCCAAAGTTGTGCGGTCAGACTGCACCGCTTGTTTAAGGTACTTAATTAATACTTCTTTAATATGCCCCTTAAAAACTTCCGCTTGTTCCCTAATTAAAGGGTTTGCATCTTTACTCACATACATTATTTTATCTAATGCACGCTCTGCTAATTCTTCAGGAGTAAAACCCCGTCCAGATGTTGTATTTACTTTAAAATCTATTCCGTCTAATATCATTGTTCTGGGTACCTTACTTGTCCACTGCGATAACTGTCGCGTCTATTTTTACCATCGCCTAATTGTTTTAATAAAGCCATAGCCTCTAAATATCTTTGATTATAATTTTGTATTATATCACCTTCGTCTTTAAGATATGTAGCTGCTTCCAACAAAGTTCCATAGAATAAAGCACTATCAAAATTGTCACCCAACCAACTAGTGCCAGCTGTAACGATAGACTCAGGGTAATAATAGTAATGAAGCTCAACAGTGTAATCGTCGTCTGGCGTAGGAGCAAGTATAAAGGTGTTCTCATCAAATATTGCATAGTATTCAGGCTTTCCGTAAAAGTTAGAATCAGTGTCAGGAAATGACTCTCTAATAAAATTAACATCTTTATTCAACAAATAAGTATATTGGTTATTGGAGTCAATCACAGCTAAACTAAATGTAGATAACCAATCTGTAGGCGTTGTTAAATATTTATTACCTGTAGTTGTATTACCTGTTTGATTACGACGTATATCAGGCAATTGAACTGTATTATAAATACGCTGTTCAGCTTGTTGTATAAAGTTATTTACATCAGTAGTAGTAAACTGATTCTCTGCGTAAGAATTTACAGCTGCTACTAATTCTGAATATGTCATTGCCATTGTCTATCCTTAAGCCATTGGGCCACGTGCTTTTGTGCCTTTTGTAGCTGCGCCATTACCGCGTGTTACTACACCTTCAGTCTTAACATCTTTTTCTGGGTAACCACAGCAAGATAAATCTTGTGTGTATGTTTCAGGTTGCTTGTATGTTACTTTAGCACCTTTTCTATCTTTGTTCATATTATACTCCTAAGTTGTTGTTACAGTAACCGTGCCAACCCCGCCGGTACCTTCTAAATTATCCTCTATATCAGGTAAACCTAGTCCATTATTAAGTCCGACTGGATTCCATCCATATTGATAATTTCTTTGTTGCTCCAAGTTCTTATCAGGTCTTGGATCTTGTACTGCTTGTGGATCATCCACTGGGTACATACCCTGCATATTCTGTGGGTGGTCAGGTTCCCAACATTCTTTACAGACTTTAATTTCTGTATCTGTAGTTTTTATTGTAAGCTTTTTTAGCTCTTTTAGTTTAAACTGAAAACCACATCTATCACATTCTGCTATGGCATGTTTACCAGACGTATACTTTCGTCCCATAGCTTATCCTTTATAAATATTGCCGACGAGGTACAAGTCTTAAGTCGGCTTTTTCTCTGTCTTCTGTTGAAGCAAACGCCCATTGTTCTTCATATTCTTGTTTAAGCATTTGTGTTCTCATCTCAGCATTTGGTAACTTCATACTTAAATAAAATGCTAACCCTGCAACTAAACAAGGTAAGAATCTAAATGGAATATCCTGGGTATTAACTCCGTTACCTGCATCTTCAATTCGTTTTAGTCTCCAATAGACAAAGGTATAGTTATCTGTATCAGGTACGGGCCATACATTAATTTGTGGTTGGCTTGCTTGTCTATTTATCCATACTTGTATAGGACGACCTGTAGAATTTTTATTAGGTATTGTGCCCCATGTAGAAGCAGATATTCTTGTTATATTTATATCTTGTTGGTTTTGTCCTGTACCTGTTCTAATTACTTGTTCTATTAAATCTATAGTATCAGCAGGGAGATTATAATTTGATGTACCATCAACTAAAGATACCGTACCTTCTTCAATCGTCCATAGATTAATTCCTCGGTTAGCCCATTCTGCAGTTAATAAGTTTAAACTACGTCTTGCAGTTCTTAGATCATATCCTGTACGAAGTTCAGCACCACATCTCTCAAATGCTTCTTCGACTAATTGGTTTAAGTCTAAATTAAATGTTGCTGTTCCTGAAGTTGCCATTATGCTTTCTTCCTTCTACGTTTTAAGGGTGCTACTCTTCTTGGTTTACCTTTTGGCTGACCAAGACTTTTCTTTTGTGCTATCCGAGACTTCTTCTCAGCTGATGTCATTTCACCCGAAGTTTTGGGGGTCTCGGTTGACACTCGTTTGCTAGGTCGGCAATACGGAGTACCTCGCGATTCCCCTTTCTGTCTACCGCACGGTTTGCCGGTCCTAACATCTTTCCAATCTTCTTTAAACCAGCGTTTAAGTGCAGCACCTTTAGCTGTCTTTCTGACTGCCATTATTTACCTTTGTTTTTTCTACATTTAGCAATAGCACCTGATGCATACGCGCTAGGGAAAACTTTGTATTGTGCTTTTACTTTTCTGTAACAAGCATCTTTAACCGAGCCACCTTTTTTCATAGCAACTGGTTTCATCGCTTTGCCCATACCGCGACACTTCATCATACCATGCGACCCTTTGTTTTACCCTTCATACAGCATCCATCACCTCGGTGTTTTTTAACTTTGCCCCCTTTTTTCATACCTGGACTAGCAGTTCTAACATTTGTATTGCCTGGACGAATTGGATTCATTCCCATACCACCGCGTGTTGGCATTGGTGTTGGTGCAGGTTTTGGTGCAGGTCCTCTTGGATTCATTCCCACACCACCTCGTGTTGGCATTGGTCTTGTCATACCTGGTCTTCTTGGGTTTACTCCACCTCGTGTTGGTCTTGTCATGCCTGGTCTTCTTCCTCGTATTGGTCTCATAATATTCTCCTTAAACCATTCGTCCTTTAGTTTTACCTCGAACAGCACAGCCATCACGCTTAACCATGCCACCTTTTTTATAAGATTTAGAACTACATGAACC